GAAAAATTTAAAAGACGCAATACTGTTTCAAATTCCTCAGTAATTTTCTTTTTGATGGAATCTGTTGTTTTCAAATTATCTGTATTTACATCAACAACTCTCTTATCAGTAGAATATGTAATGGCTTCATTTACAATTTCATCAATCGCCATTTCTAATTCTGGATGATTTGCCATTTCACGATAACGTGTAATAAGTTCTAATTCATTACGAACAGAACCTTCTAAGTCTACATATGTACCGTAATAAGCATTTGAAGTAATAGTGACAGCACCATCATCGATGGCCTGAGTTGGGAGAGCGAAGGAAGCTTGTTCAGGTTTTTCAACCTGAACAATATCCTTTCTACCGATAGTAAATCCGAATAGTTTAATTGCCAAAATATATTAATCCTATAAAAGGAGAAAGAGCAAGAGCTCTTTCTCTATCAAACCACGTTGTCTGCAACTGACTCCCACCATTGATAGGTAAGGGTCACCGAAAACTCCTCAATCGTATCATTAGCACCCCAGTCAACATCAATTGGAGTAATATCTGTCGGAAAAAGACCGATAAATTTATATTTCTTTAATGAATCGCCATTTTTAGCATACTGTGTAACTTCTCCATCTACAGTATATCCTAATGGTGATTGTGCTAAAGGTGTTCTCACGTTTAGACTATGACTATTAATGCCATTCATCCAACGTTCGAAAGCATTACGAATGATAAAATCTTCATCGTTAATAACTGTGATTGTCCAATCTGCAAATGTTCTATTGCCTACAAATTTTAATTCACGTCCAAAATATTGAACAGGCACAATACCAAGAGTTGACCCTGGTAATTGTGCAGTTTTACACATGAATGTTAATTTTGTTTGTGCGTTTCCTGGCAATGAAAACGAAGGGAACGGCATGCTAACCTCAAATAAATTTGGGCGTGCGCCGTCTCCTTGCATTTGAGAGCGGAATTCGTTAATGTTGAAAGCCATTTAATTATTCTCCTATCTCTCTATTTATTAAAACGATCCAACGACTTCATTGAACGATACGCCTGTGCGTACAGCAACAAAGTTAAGTTGAATAAAGTTGATTGAACGTGCAGGTTTAATATAGATATCACCAACAAACTCGTTACGATCAATAACTTCTGGTGTATTATTTGTAGTATCACATACAACACGGTAGTCGTAAATACCACGGCGACCTTGTACATCACGTAAGAATGGTTCTACAAGATTTACGAATTGAGCTCTTGTAAATTCATCATTAAATTCAAACAATGATGAACGTGCTGCTCTAGCAATGGATTTCTCTAAAACAATGAATAGACGGCGAACATTGATACGATCAAACGCATTAGGTCTTGACAATAAAGTCTTATCACCATATAATACGGTGCCTTCACCAGGGAATGTAACTACAGGATTAATACCTAATTTATACAATTCATCACGCTCAGCTTTGGTTGGATTCCAAGAAAGTTTAACAACATTTTTAATTTGACCTCTGTTGAATCCGGCTGGTGAGAACCAAGGATCTCTTTCGATATCAGTTCTAGCACATAGTCCAGCAATATCTCCATTTAAAGGAATCCAACGGTAAACATCAGTATACTTATCGTATTGATATTTCCATCCTGAATCCATTACAGCAAAAGAAGATGGTGTTATAGTATTTCTTAAAGCCTTTATATCAGTAACTTCATTACCAGAATTGTTTACACAATCGTCTTGTTCTGGAGATAAGAAAACTAAAACATCTTTTCTACTTTCTGCCATTGAAATCAAGTGATCTGGAGTCGTATCTGATGTGGTTGCACCCGCCATCAATAAAGAAACATCAACCGAATCTGGGTTATCAAACAAATCATAAGACAAGTTTCTGTTACCATCTGTAGGTGCAGCATCTACTCCACCGCTTAAAACATAATCAGTTAAAACTAATGAGTCTAAAGTTAAATCATTTTGAGATATTAAAAAATCACTTGTACCACCCCAATTACTATCTGCCAAAGGATGACTTGCCCACCAAACATATTTTGACCTACTGTTTAGAACCTCAACATAGTAATTTGAAGTACCATCATCGTTTTTAGCATTTCTTATTTTTGATAAGAAACCATATTTTTCTAAAACTGTTCCTTTAGTTCCAGATATTACACCAGTGTTATCTACAACAACAATGTGAATTTCATCATCGGTAAGGTTTTTTGAAGTTGCAAAAGAAGATGTGTTTGCATTAGCACTAAATTCATTTCTGTACTCCCATGTAGCTAACAAAGTGGTGTTTGCATCACACATAGAAACTTTAATTGCATTTCCTAAAGATCCTGGATACTTACTTGCAAAAATTTTAGGATAACTTCCAACTTGAGTATTAGCACTTATTGGATATTGTTCTTCATAATCAGTTCTATTTAATATTCTAGTACCAACTCCATCAACTGTGGCGTTATTTGCAGCTGCACCTACAGAACGAACAACACGGAGGTCATTTGCATATGACAAGAAGTTTGCTGCGGTGAAGAAAGAGGTGTATGTGTTACTGTCTGGTTTACCAAATCTTTCTACTAGTTGAACTTCATTATTAATAGTTACAATTTCATTCACAGGTCCCCAGTTGAAATTACCGGCAAAACCACCAACAGTAGTTGCCACAGAAGGTACGACGGTAGTTAAATCAACTTCTGAGACATTCACACCTGGTGATAGTTGAAAAGCCATTTTTAAATCTCCTTTTTTCAGGCTGAATAAATTCTTTTATTGTCTATTTATGTTTTTAGAAAGTTGAGGGTGTATAACCCTTACTTGCAAATGAAGTTGACCAGTGGTCTCCAGATGAATCTACGATAGGTTCTTCTCTACCATCATCTATGATACCAAAAGGTGTCAATTGTTCGTCACCCAACATGTCATTTTCTTCTAAAAGAACCTTCCTTATATCTATATTTGTGGCTTCTTTGAAATACGATTGTGCAGATAACCACGAAAACAATACAAGACCCATAACCAAATCATCATTATTACCTTCTTCGGCTGCATAACTATCTTTCTGACGTACAAAAGTATTTAATTCTGCAATTGTATCAAAGTCATTAATGATTAATTTATCATTTTCTACCAACGTTTTCAAGTTAGCACAGCCAATCTTTTTAACAGTTTTAGTAGTTTTAACACCAAAGTTTGCAGATCGTTTAAATCCACCAGAAATCGTCTGACCTTTAATATGATGGTGGTCAATCTTGTAGACGTTTTCGTATTCTAGATCATAATGTAAAATGTCCACAACTTGTTGACCCACATTATTTGTTTCAATCAATACGAAGGCTTCATTATATTTGTTTGCCAAAGAATAAATTATTGTTGGGAAAAACAATAATGGTAACTTATTATTTCTATATTTGGCAACCTGTCTGTAAGGTACCTGAGAAACATCTATTACATTAATTGTCGAATAATCTCTATCAACACCCTCAGAACAATCTACTGTGCAGATATACAATCGATCTTTCTGTGGTTGTTCATAAATGTCCAGACCTTCTTCTGAGTGTATTGGATTGAAGAAAGCCAACGATCTTAATTTTACACCAGAAACTAATGTTGCTGAGGAACCAATAAATTCAGTTTCAAACTCGACTCTAAATTGTTCTTCAGAGGTATTGCGTATCGTTTCTTCTTTCCACTTTTGATCTCTACCTGGTACCATAGACCAATGAACTTCAACCGGAACATAAGTCGAACGATTTTCAATTGCATCTGTCCACATTTTGTAGAACAGATTCAATCCATTTGGAGTAGAAACAATAATTACCTTTGATGTTTGTCCAGAAGAAATAACAGGATACGTTGACTGGAAGAAATCAAGTGCCATATTATGTTGAACGAAAGCAAATTCATCTAAGAAAATTAAATTATACGAACCACCTCGAACACCAGCTGCTGAGGTTGCATAAGCATAAATTTTAGAACCATTTTCAAGTTCAATATTTCTTTTATTCCAAACTATAATACCTTGTTGCAACCAAATAGGTAAATACTCATAGGCCTTCTGTATTCTCGAAAGAATTTCTTGTGCTAGTTGACCTTTATTGGCCAAGATTGCAATTGAATATTCTTCTTGAAATAAAACACACCACAACATATAACCAACCGTTGTGGTTGTTTTACCAACCTGTCGAGGCATTTTTGCAATTGAAAATCGATTGTTATGAAAAGACTTAACCATTTCTTCTTGAAATGGCCACATATCAAAAGGAACTAAACCACGGTCTACGTTGACAATCTTAACATATGTTCTAATGAAATAAACGGGGTCTTCCATACACTTAACAATTTCAACAGCTTGTTCTTCAGTGTATGTGAGTTCAACGCCAACTTTCTTTAAGCGTTCATTACCAAGATAACCGTCATTCATTACTTAGAGATACTACGTAACATCCAAGCGTGTTTGTTGTGAGTGTCGATTCTACCTGCAAGAAAGTCCATTAGACCTTGTTGATCAAACTGTTCAGCTAATTTTAAAGCCATATTCAAAGTATTTAATACCATTTGATTATCCGTCATCAATTTTCTTGCCATGTCTGTACCAAGAGGAACATTCATTTCATCTTGAATGTCTGTTAATTCCATAAATCTACTAAAAGAACCTGGCGCATAAGCATCTAACGCACGAATTTGTTCTGCAATAGGATCTACTGCACCATGAAGTTCTTGATATAAATTACCAAAAAAATCATGATATTGTGGGAAGTTAGAACCTTCTACATTCCAATGATAGTTGTGTGATTTTAAGTACATAGCAAAAGTATCTGCTAATACTTTTTTCATCATCTCTACTAATGTTTCCATTTTTATTTCCTTTAAAATGTTTATTTATTCGTCAGCGGTTCTTGTAGAAGGAAACTGTCTTGTATCACCTGGCCAAATGATTCTGAGACACCCCATTTCGCCAACACCATTTTGAAATGTATTAGAATAGGATCCAACTATTGAACCGCCGCCGCCGCCATAAGCTCTACCTCTTTGAGCAAAATTATAGATAGTAGTTCCTCCACCGCCATTGCCGCCGGTAGTTCCTCCTGTTCCTCCTGTACCATTTGAACTTTGTCCTGTAGGTAAAGTTCCTCCTCCACCACCAGCACTTGAAGTTCCTGATCCTCCGCCGCCTCCACCGCCGCCTGCTCCGTTTAAACCATCACCCGAAGAACCTCCGTTGCCACCAGTGCCAGCATATCCAGCAGCACCGCCGCCACCGGCAGCTCTTGTATTTCCTGTTGCAGTTCCTCCTCGGCCGCCTTGGCCGCCACCATCCGACCCAGACACAGCACCACTACCACTAACTATATTAGGTGAAGCTGGAATACTTGAATTATGTGTTAATCTTGCTCCTCCATTTCCACCGATTGCATTAGGTATACCATCATCACCCTCTGCGCTTCGGCCATATCCACCATAAGCGCCACAAATTAAAGTTGATCCTGCTTGAAAAGGTGAACCTCTCCATAAAGTAGCACAAGATCCTACTAGAGTAGCTCCTTGACCTCCAGCGCCATGGGTAAAATATAATGTTTCTCCCGGCGTTACCGTAAAATTATTTCTATAAGATAATCCTCCACCTCCACCTCCAGATGGATTGGTGAATGTTCCCGAATTACTACCGCCGCCTCCACCGCCTATACAGACCACAGATATTCTAGTAACTCCAGATGGAACAGTCCATGTTCCAGAATTAGTATATCCATATTCTGAAGTTCCTGAAGTTTTTGGAAAAGAAGATGTGGGAGCAAATAACACTTGTCCTGTTACTGGAGGAGTTATTGAAGTATCCGATATTGTAACTACTGCACTATTTGCTACAATTGTTCCTGTATTGGATGTTCTTCTCAATTGTATTCTAAAAGATTCTGTTCCTTCTGTAGTAACATCGTTAGATAAAGTTCTAATAAAAGAAGCTGCATTACTGTTGATTGTAACTGTACCTTCGATTTGAGATCCTGAAAAATCGGATGCATTTATTGTACCACTAACACCTAAAGTGGTCCAATACAAAACTGTGCCATCATTTACATTTTGTGTATCTACTGTAAACGAAACTGTACTTCCTTCATTGACAGAAGTTGTGTTTGCAGTAAGAGTATATGATGGTGATAATGATGTATCGTTAGCTATAATGAAACTAGAGTTTGCTACAATTGTTCCTGATATAGAATTTTTTCTTAGTTGTACTTGAAAAATTTCAGTACCTTCTGTTGAAGAATCTTCTGTTAATGTTATTGGAAAAGTTCCTACATTTGAAGTCAGACTAAAAGAACCAGACAAAGAATTTACATCTAAACTATTTAAATCGCCGGATACTGCAACTATAGTCCAATATAAAGTTGTCTCACTTACGTTTCTGGTAGAGACAGTAAATAACGCTGTATTACCCTCATTTACAGAAGTTGTGTTTGCAGAAAAAGAATAAAATTCTCCATCACCACTTATGACCAAATTTGGACTTACAGATGTAAGGGTATTTACTCTAGGCATCTTTAACCATATGTTGAAATTGAACCCAACACGATCCAATTGCTTGAAACTCTTAGCAAAACAAAAGAAACTATTTCTTTTTTATTGGCTATAGGAGTTGGAGTAGCACCGCCAACCCAATTAATTGTTTGTGATGAACCATCAATTTGTAACGCATTAGGAATATATCCTGTTGCACCTTGATCTAAAACTAAACTTACCACAATACTTCTATCATTTGTTGTAGGTACATTTGTAATATTTGCAGTAAAATTTGCAGAGATTGAACTGTGATAAAATAAAGTGCCTAAAGAATAATCATGAGTTACCGTACCTGTAGCTGCAGTTTTTGTTTGTATTTTTTCTGTTACTTGTTGAAAAGTAGAAGTGCCTAAAACAGACATTGTATTTGCATTTACATCATCAAATGAATAGTCTAGTGTCTCATCAACAGCATTAGGTTTTATTTTTGTTAGTGCCATTATTCTTTACTCTTTAAAAGTTTTACTAATTCTTTAGTTGATCCTACAAACACAGCCTTATCAACAGTAATACCATTTGTAGGTGAAGATTCTTTTGGTTGTAAATCTTTTTTTCTTTTTTGTATTTCCATCAAATCTTTATTCATGTCCGTTAAGTGTTTCAACATATTTGCGGCAACTTCATATGCTCTTGGATGATCAGAAGCTCTAGCAACATTTAAAATTCCCTCTATAGCATCGTTACCTTTTTCTATAAGATGCCTAATATTTTGACGAGCGAACTCTGCATCATCATCGATATCATTTAAGGGTTCGAAAACAATATTGTTTGTTACTTCAATAGGTTCTACATCTAAAATTTCAGATAAGTTATTATTCAATTTATTCATAGTATAGGAGTATTACTATTTAAAATGTAAATTGCATTAGCCAGACGATCTATTGCAGATTGAATTGTTGTTGGAGGTGAAGTGTCCCAAATTGCAGCATATGATGCAACATAAGTGTTGGATGAATTAGCCGTACTAAAAGCTCCATTTGCATAACTTGATGCTGAGTTGGCAACATGACTTGGAGTATTTGCTTGAGTAAAAGCTCCATTTGCATAACTTGATGCTGAGTTGGCAACATGACTTGGAGTATTTGCTTGAGTAAATGCCGAGTTGGCATATGATTCAGCAGAGTTGGCGGTATATCGTGCAACATTATCAATACCATAACCGGTAAATGCGGTACTTTGAATTGTGCTATCAGGAAATGTCAATGAACCTGTGCTATTAAAAGTCCATACTGATGTAACTGCACCACCTGTATTTGCTTGTATTGTAACATCTGTATTTGCATATACTGTTGATATACCTGTTGCTTGAGCAAAAAAACCAGAAACATCATTATCAACATTTGCTGTAATTGCTATTTGATTTGTTGGCATATTGAATATTCCGCCACCACCACCAAATTTTAAATCACCAGTCATTGTATCACCAGACTTACTAACTTTGGTGTTTGCAGCATCGTATGATTGCTGAGCTAAAGTGTTTGATGTATTAGCTTGGCCATATGGAGCATTAGCATAAGCACCCGAAGTAACTGCTTTCTGATCAGCTGTTACAACATTGGTATTTGCAGTATTAGCAACACTATAAGCAGAGTTAGCATAAGAACTTGCACTATTAGCGGTATCTCTAGCCCACGAATCGGTAATACCACTATTTGCGACAGCAAATGCTGCATTAGCATATTGACTTGCACTTATAGCATTACTATTTGCAGTGTTCGCAACACCAAATGCCGAATTGGCATAACTTGATGCGGAGTTAGCAACATCACTAGGAGTATTTGCTTTACTAAAAGACGCATTTGCATAACTTGACGCTGAGTTGGCAACATGACTAGGTGTATTTGCTTGAGTGAATGCCGCTGCAGCAAAAGGAATATTTGCTTCAATTGAATCATTTATTTGTTGCAAAGTAACTTTTCTAGTTGTATTACTAGAAGTATCATAAACAGGTATAACTGTTAATACTAAGTTTGCGTTTACAGTATCCAGTACTGTTAATTCTGAGAATTTTTTGGTTGCCATTTAAGCCTCTAATTTATATCTTGCATCTTCTGTGACCAATTCAAACCCATCTTCAGTAAGTAAAATTATTGATTCGGGTTCAAATGGATTTGTATATTCTTCCGAGAATCCAAATTCATCATCTGGTTCTGCTGTAATCGGTGAAGGTGTTGTTTTAAGTTCTGAAACAATAGAATTGGCAGATTCAATGTAATTTGTAGGATCTTGCGATACAATAATGTTTGTATTTGCTTGACGAATGTATTTGCCTGTATTAAGTGATGGCCAAATATATCCTTTTACTGTAAATTCTAAATCCCAAGTTATATATCTTGTTGATAAAAAATCACCTTCATATTCTGTTGTTGTGTTTACTGAATTTAAAATAATTGGTAGATCATACTTTTGATCCATACCAGGTATAAAATCTACAGTAACATTAAAATCTGGTGTAAAATACGGTAATATTTGTTCCAATATCTGTGTTCCATCTTCAGTATTTCTTACGAAGATCGACATTGAAAAGTCGAAGTTATAGGGTATAGGAACAAATTGTGTATTGAGTCTTGTTGAATTGTTTGCAGAAAAATTTCTTATTGAAGAAATTTGTTTTCTTCCTGAATCATAACTAAGTCCAGTCATTTCAAATGAAATTCTAGGTACAACTATAGCAACACTTTTAATTAAATTTGGATCTGAGAAAAGTCTTGTTACATATTTTTCTTTTGATCCATAACTTAATGGTACACGAAATCTTTCTTTTTCCTGCGAAAGGTCTTTTGTGTAACGAATTAATTGTATGTTATTAAAGAGTGTACCAAAAGCTACAACAACTTTTCTTATTGTTCTATGGTAAAAATGTCGATTCTGTAACATCAAGGTTCTCCGAATGGGTTGACTTCAGTAAAATCAATAATAGAATCCGATTCGGTTTCGATTCCATAATTGTCATTTATTTCTTCAAATGCATTATCTAATGGTACCATATCATCAGCTGCTTCATCCATCGTCCATATTGCATTACTTGTATTGCCTTTTAATGTAGTTCCCGAAACAAAACTTCCTTTTACTTGAACAACATCAATATATCTTGCTGGATTCCACGTATGTACAATAGCTTGTGCTGTTGAGTTTGCCAAGTTTGCACCTTGATATACAATCTCACCTTTTACATATGTACCTGTTCCCGAAGTAGGAACTGATAGGCGAGTTTTTGCATAATATTCGAAAGCATTATCATCAATTTCTTGTTTGCCTGTAGAAATAATTTCTTGTGAGAAAACAAACTTTTTCATCTTGATTGCATAAACATACACATTACCACCACGTCCACGACCTAAGGTGTAGAACATAGCTTGATCATCTTCATGTTCAACAAAAGTAATTTCAAAGAAAGACTTTAATAAAGGCATATAAATTAAATCACCTTCTCTCGGTCTTGTTGGTGCTTGGTTTTCGGTAGCAACAATATCACCAATTCTTGGACGATTAAAATTGCTTGAACCAACAGCGTATTTAAATCTGCGGCGAGAAACTAATACTGTAGCTTCATCCTGTATCTGCAAACCAAATTTTGATGCAAAGTCTCCCTCTCCATCCATACCAGTAATGTTTTCGAGATATATTTCTAACGGATGTGCAGAGACATATTGTTTTAGTGTATCTTCACCAAATAATTTATCAATACCATTAGGATCTCTAGAAGTTCTTGGCATATAATAAACATCCATGCCGTATATACCAAGAGCTTCAATCACCAAATCTTCAACTAAAAGTTGTTCATTGGTTATTTGATCCTGAGGAAATGGTTGAAAATAAAAATTTGTAGCCACGTTTAACCCATCATAAAGTCATTTGGTAATACGTTGTATTGCTGCATCTCTGCTTCAATTTTATCAATCTCTGCAACAGCCTCATCGTAAATTTCTTTTCCATTTAATGTGACACCACCAGGCATTTGTATGCCACCAAACTTTTTCATATTACTTCCCCACTGTTGTTTAATCTTGGCGGTGGCATATTGTTTTAAAAATCTATCGTTCCAAACGTCTGAAACTCCAGCTTTTGTTGCAGATACTCCGGAAACATTTGCTGTAGGAGGTTTACTTAAATCAATATTTGTTGGTGAATTTATTTTTCTTATTTGAACTTGTTGTCCATCAGACAATGTAATAAAGTCATTCTCAATTACTTCTTGGTCAAACTTTGTGCTTGTTCCAATTACAGTATTTGATGATGTATTTCCAGTTAGTGTGCCTGTTAATGTAACCGTATCTGGATCCATTTTACGATAACATTCAATGATTACATACTCACCAACTTTAGCATCACTCTCCCAATTAATATCTAACATGATTCTATTCATGTGTCGATTAAATCTAAATTGAGGAGTGCCTGAGAATAAAAGATTTAGTGTGCGAATATGTTGCATAGTAATCTCATATGAAACATAAGACACAGAGGTAAAATCATAGAGATCGTGTAATCTAAGTTGATATCTTAGATCGAACATATTAATTGAAGAATTGGAACCATCAAAAGGAAGAACACCAGTAACAGATATTACGGCATCAGGACAATATATCCAACGGCGATCAATATCTTCTTGCGTAAATTGATGTTTCATGTACAGTTTTTCACAACCATCAAAATGGTAATCATAAAAAAATTGAAGTGCATCATCAATTCTATCTTCTACTTGATCGTCATCAACATTAATATTAATGACTGGCCAACCAAGTTGACGTAAACAGTAATCTTTGAATTGTGCTCTAGTTGATGGGGATGCCATAAATTCTCCTTTTACAGAGTATTTATGCCATCTAAGGTTTTAACGAATGTTAGAATGTAATTGAACCTGAAGCTGTGAAAGTAAAATATCTATATCCATCACTTTCAGTATATGTTGGTGATCCTCCAGTAGAAGTAGCGTTTGCAGAAGCGGTTGGAAATCTTAATATAACAACACCTGATCCGCCGGCACCACCATCACTCGTACCGCTGTTATAACCTCCTCCTCCACCACCACCTCCTCTGTTTGCTGTTCCAGAAGCTCCCGGCGCAGTATGTGTGTTTGATCCGTTGCCGCCGCCGCCACTTCCGCCCGCTCCTGCTGTTCCAGCTACACGGGAACCTCCTCCGCCGCCTCCTGCATAAACTACTCCATTAAGCCAAGTA